TCTGTCGCAAATTCAATATCAAATCTTGTAAGAACATGACCAGTAGTTACATCATTACCAGAGAATGTTGTAAGACCGCCACGAGTCCATGACTTAATAGGCGAATCAATACCAGTAGGAAGAACAAGGGCAATACCTGTGTCAAGCATAGTATCGAAGTTATCGCCCGAAGTGTTCATAGTAGAAAAATCATAAGGGTTAGACATCTCAACAAGAGGTGTGCCAGCATACTGTCCTACGAATCCCTTTGAGCGAATATCTCTAAGGTCTTCAGCGGAAATCCCCTGTGTATAGCCATATCTTGAACCACCGTATACAAATTCAGCATTATAACCTGCCCAAGGAGTAAATTCCTGAAGAAGTGCATAGTCTCCAACAACGGTAGCACCACCAAGTCTTCTAACCTTAGAAAGAACTCCGTCAACACCTGTCTTTGTAAGACCTGCTCCCTCAAAGAAATACTTAACAGGTGTAGCATTCTTAACAGCGTTGTATGCGTTCAGCATAATCTGTTTCTTACACTTGTTCATAATGTCTGTGCGAACCTGATTCATTCCTTCGTTTTCTTTTGACATATCGCCAAGCTGAAGTCTGCGGTAGTCAGTAGCCCAACCACCAGAAACAGTCTGTGTACTAACACCATACTTACCCTTCTTGATAGCAGGGAAGATTACATCGGCATTATTAGCCTGAAGTCTTGACTTATCACCAACGATGTCATATTCGTCAACTTCGATAGACTCATCAAAACCAAGCTGCTCGAAAGAACCATAAACACCAAGCATCTGAATTTCAGCTTCAAGAAGAGGCTGAACAGCATACTTTCTAATTGTATTAAGTTCAGCAAGCGACTTATAATCGCCAGCAGAGATACCTTCGCCAAGTTTCTTAAAGTGATTCATGGCTGTGTCAACTTTCTTGCCAAACTTAGAAGTATCTTTTCCAAGTGTTACAGCAGAGAAAATTTCAACAATAGGGGAGTTCTGCTTAATTTCATTAGCAAGAGCAATATCGTTATCTTTTCTTGCGTTATTCATTTCAAAAGTCATATTCATTATTTAATTCCTCCTTTATTACTTAACTGTTACTTCAGCGAGAACACCGTTACCACCAAAGTTAATTTTCTTATTTACCTTAAAATAAACGCCCCCTGTAGCAATACCAGAAGCATTTGCAATAATAGTAAGGTTTCCGTCTATGTCAGCACCCATAAGAGTTGTGCCTTCTGTAATGCTTGCATAATTAGCACCTATCGCATATGTAATACTTTCAGGAGATACCTGAATTTTCCTGCCAGCCTGTGCCTTGACATCCCAAGCAGTCATAAGTTCACCAGACGCAACTACTGTATCCCATACATAAGCGTCGTCGCCCTTTGCATAGTTTTCAAAAAGATTGAGTCCAACTCCGTCTGTAGAAGCATTAGCAACTACACCATTTGCAACTGTGCCAATAAATCCATTCTTTGTACCACCAGCCTTAGCCTTGATTGTACCATCGCCAATAGCGAGCTTTTCAATCTGACCGATTTCATAAAATTTAATCATTTTTATTTCCTACCTTTCATTAAAAAATTGAACCATCATCTGACTGTGTATCATCTACATCAGCGAAAATGTCAATAACATCTTTATTAGAGTTCTGTTCTGCGATTACTTTTTCTGTTTCAGCAATCTTTGTAGCCTTACCAATTCCTTCGTAAATCTTTGCTGTTACACTATTAATTTCTGAAGTAAGTGGTGCAGCATTGAAAGCATCAATTTCAGCCTGTGCATAAGCCTTTTCTACGTCACTAAAATTAGAAATAGCTGAATTTAATTCAGTCTTTGCATTCTCAGCTTTTACAGCATTGAGTTTAGCTTCTATTTCTGCCTTTTCAGCGGCACACTTTTCAACTTCCTTTTTGCATTTCTCAATTTCCTCTACCTTGGCATTGAGTTCTTCAATCTGCGTGTCCTTTTCTGAAATTTTAGCGTTAAGGTCAGCAATTGTTGATTCAAGCTCTGCTGTATTACTATTCAGTTCAACAATAGTTGACTTTACAGAATCAGTAATCATTGCAAGTGTTTCCTTGTCCATTGTGTTTGTGTCCTCCTTTAATTTATTCTTTTCTTGTAAACTAGCAACTTCAAGCAAGGTTGCTGCGTGGTCGGCAGGTGGTACACCGCACCCTAATATAGCAAAGCCTGAAAACTCATACTCTACGGGAATACGCCCACATTGTTTATAACCATACAGATAAACTATTGCATCGTTTGTACCAGTTTTAATTATTTCTACGCTTCCATATACGGTTTCTCCATTTGAAAGTTTTTGTTCAAGCAAATCAATACAGTCTGGATAACGCATATAATCAAGAAAACCTTCGCCAATAAGAACTTTTTTCTTTTCATTTTTATCATTTGTTATAACGTCAATATAAACCTTTTCAAAATGACCAATTGTTGAAGCATCGCTTAATATTGGAACTCCGTCTTTAATTTCACCCGTTTCACCGTGTCCAAGAATATCAGTTTTTGTTTCATCTGCAAAAGCGACTGTAACGCTTGAACCAATCAAAGTATCTTTAACACTGTCAACATAAGTTTCAAGCCACGTTATACCATTGTCGTTATACTTGGTTCCAATATTATTGACTACGCAATCGTCGTTATATATTTCAAGCAAAGACAATTTAAAATGCTTATATCCAGTCTTTTTATCTTGCTTTTTACTTATTTCAAAAATCACCATATCACCGTCCTTTCTGCGTAATATAAAGAGAACACCCGTTTCTGAGTGTTCTGATTAACAATTATTTTGTACTTGGTTTGGGTTGATTGTTTGTATCATTTCCATGCGAAACCAATGTACTGTCATTTGTAGGATTATCTTCTAACGGTCTGCCACCCAAATTTCCATTGGGATTGATGTCATCTGCTCTATCAGAACTCGTATAACTTGTAAGATGGGGCAGATATTTTTCGTCCCATTTCTCTGCATTTTCCATATCCATAAGCGATAAATAAGCATTAACATCCCAACCTGTAGCAGAAATCCAAGCTGATTTACTTCCACTACCAGCCATATAAAGTTCTTTAGTCATACCAACAAATCTATCTTTATTGACAAGGGATGTAGGCAAATAATAAATACTTATCTCATTATGTTTATCTTTGATAATGTTCTTGTTAATTACATAAGTAAATTCTTCGGCAATTTCTGAAACCCAAGTATAAACCTTGCTAAAAAGTAATTCTAAACTAATTTGTTGTGATGAATAGTTACCACTTTCTCCATCAAGTAATCCAAGTGCATACCCTAATCCCATTGCAATACGAGAGTTAAGTTTTGGCTCGATTTCCTCATTAAGAACATCAACACTTGTATTTATTGTATCAATTTTTGTGCCAGCAGCAACCGTAAAGAATGAAGTTCCTCCACGATTATTTTTAGTCATAACCGCACCTTTGACGGTTGAATGTTGTTCCTCTTGCTGATTTTTAGTTAATGCACATTTTCCTTTTTCACCCTCTGGCAGTGTTTGATAAATTATTTTATTATTTACCTCACTTAAAACACTTCTTTTAGTAGTAGTAAGATAATCACTATAGAAAATATCCACTAGTGCTGAAATAGTAATAGGTCTACCATAAGGCTCTCGTTTATCGCTTTTTATCTTATGCACAATTGTTTTATCATTATTAAGAACAACCCAATTACCAATAGCTTTGCCATTTTTATAAGTATAGTAAGCATTTCTAATTTCGGCAGGGTATCTTTTTAATTTATTTTCAATTTTTTCACCATCGAAATTATCAAAATACTCTAAGTTAAATGCAATTACAGGTCTATTATTTTTATAACCCTTAATCTTAACCCAATCCACAGGGAGAGGAATTATTGATATATTAATATCAGATGTATTAATTTCATATAAACTCTCCATATCGTAGTCTGCTACAAATTTTGTTTTATCGGGCATAGATTTTACGGTCTCAAAATAATAATAGCAAGCACCGTCAAGACAATCTCTAAACAGAAAATCTCTAATAATATCTTTGTCTCGAATAAACCTAAGTATATCTTCCGCTTTTTGTTTATTATTTTTCGACTTGAATTTATTCTTGCCGTCACAAGTTGTAATGTGAGAAAGGCAAGGAAGTGATACTATATAGTCTACTGCGTTAGAAACAATAGGATTTGTATTATATACAAGTCTACTTAATCTTCTAATTTGTCGATTATTTACTATTGGATTAGCAAGTATCTCTTTTATTTCGTCTGATGAATAATCTGAAAAAATATCGTAATTAGCAGAGTATATACCAAAGCCAGCATACGAATTAAATTCATAAGATGACACTTTTTTATTTTCAATAATCGGTTCTTTAGTTTCTTCGTTCAAAATTTATCAC